TCTGTACCATCATTATCAGGAGAATTTTGTTCTAACCACCATTCATTACTAATTTTCTTTGCATGAATACTGGTATATGTATTATCCCAATGAAAATCACCTATCCTAATTCTGTTTCCAGCATCAATACCACTAGGATTGGTAACTCCAATTCCTGATATATGAAATTTAGAAGTTGGATCTGTGGTATGGATACCAATTTTACCAAGAGAAATTACATTTTGTTCTACAAATATGTGTTTTGTTGTAATTATGCCAACAATTTTAGTGTCACCATGAACACTTAAAGAATAATTTTCAGGATTTGATGTTCCTATTCCAACAAGACCATTGGGATTCACTAAAAACTTATCATTATCTACTTGTAAACCATTTCTAAAATTGAACGACTTTCTAATATTTGCCATTATTTAATCTTTTACAATTATTTATTCTTTAATTGGTGCTCAATCGATTTGACCTTATTAGAAAGTTCCTTAATAGATTCTACAAGCAGAGGAATTATTTTTTTATAATCAACAGCAAGATAACCATCATCTCTTTCTTTAACTGCCTCAGGAAGAATTTTTTGAATCTCTTGTGCAATCAATCCAACATCATGACCTTCTTTATTGGAATTTGCATTCCAATCAAAAGTATTTCCACTAATCGAAATAACTTTTTCTAATGGATTATGAATTGGGATAATATTATCTTTTAACTTCTCATCAGATGTTGAGAAAGAATTTACATCTCCAGTAACATCAAGATTTCCAGTAATACTAACTCCCACTTCATTAATAGTTAATTTATCTGAAGAATATGCTTTTATTGTTAAATCTTTAGAATCAATTTCTTCAATATAAGAATTTCCACCAGATTCATATATTGAAATACTATTAATTCCTAATGTTGATGTTGATTGATCAAAAGTAAATCCATTATCACCATCAAGAAAAGAATTAGAATTTGCAAAAAGAACTTGGTTTGGAGATATATTTATCAAACTAATAGATAACCCACCAAGACCATATATTGTTCCTCCAACATATAAATCTTTTCCAATACCAACTCCACCTGCAACAATAAGTGCTCCAGAATTTGTTGCTGTTGATTGTTTTGTATTAGATACATTTATTGCTGCAGATCCTTCTATTCCATTGGAATTTGTAAATCTAGTTTCTGCATTAAATGTAACAGATCCATTAAATTGAGAAAGTGATTGTCCAGAGTCTCCTCCTTCTACAATTAATCTCTCCCTAATTGCGACTTCATCAAATACTTCACTTAGTCTTGATACACTTTGTCCAGTTACAGTAGGGATTGGAGTATCAAAAGTTGTTTCCTCACCTGTTGTAGAAGACTTCTTTTGATTGCCAATAAAGAAATCTCCTTTATTGTTCATACCATTATAAACAACAACACCAGATGATCTTTCTTGAGATTGAACTAAAAATTCTTCTCTTTCTGATAAAGTTTTATTCTGGACTTGTGGGAGTGCTGTAGAATAATTTCCTGGACCATATCCAAGATACTCAAAAGTATGTCCAGAAGCACGAATAATTGATGGTCTACGAAATTCAACCGCAGGAATTTTAATTTTAGTGATTAATGAATTCTCAGGGTGTGATTTTTGTTTAGATGAAAATACTCCACGAATGACTGTAATTTTATCTGCAGGAACTCCACTAAGAGAATTACTTGCAATTCTCATAATTTCACCATCAACTTTAATATAAGAACCTAGTGGAAATCTTTCTACAATTCCAGTACCAGAATGACTAACACTAAATTGCGTTTCTGAACTGTCTATACCTCCAGATTCTGTAAGAGTTAACTTTTCTCCATCAAAGATAGTGATTCCTCTTGTCTCAAGATTTTCATTTGAACCATCAGAAATTCCTTTATTAGATGATAATCCGTGCTTCAGAATAAATCCAGAATTTGATCCAATTCCATCAGAAACAGTAAAGGTATTAACATTAATCACACTATCAACAATATAATCTCCAAGATTATTATTTGAAGAGTCAATTGATTTAAATCTATTTCCAACTGCCAATCCATGACTCGGTGCAGTAATTGTATTACCAATACTGGTGAATGATGTTGAAGGTGCAATTAAAAGGGCATATTGATCTGTAACGATAACTGGTTCACTTGTAGACCTTTCAATTGTTATTTGATTTGTGGAAGTAACTGCTGAGATACGATGATAATTATCTGATGTAGTTCCAACACCAGTAAATTGAACAACTTGACCTACTGGAGAAGAAATTCCATTAGAAGTAACGACAAAATCATTATTAGATCCAGAACCAATGATACTGGTATCTAAGTAATATGTTCCGGCAGAATATCCAGATCCCCCATTTATAATTTCTGTAGATGTTATAATACCTGCACCAGAAACAACCACTTTTGCAGTAGCACCGTTCCAAATTGTTAATTCAGAATTATTATAAATTTTTACATTATAATATGTTCCAGCAGTAAATCCTGTTGGGGAAGCATTAATACTTCCAGTTACGATACCATTAAAATTATGATTTCTATCAAAAGTTATTGTAGGATTAGTATTTCCAGCACCAGTAATTGATGAAATTTTATGTCCAATACCTAATGTTTTTGCAAATAAATCAATACTTTCTCTTGTAATACTATTTTTAAGATCATTTGTTTGAACATCTCCGATTGGTGATCTTAATGCGTATGATTTTGATGATCTTGGGTTTTCATTAATATTATCTCTATCATTTTGTGGATATAAGTCAACTACATTTTGTCCATATTTAAGATCTGTAAATTCAGTTTGAACTTGATTATTAGAATTTAATATATAAAATTTATATACGCCATTTCTTTCTCCATCATCATATTCGGAAATAATCTCATTTCGATAAATATATAGATTTGATTTTAAATCATTTCTCTCAAATCTTGGAAGTGATTTTGTTCTAACAGAAGTATCATTTGTAAATGTTCCCGGAGTTAATTCTGTATTATAAGTAAATGTTAATTCATTAGGAATAGAAGTTACAGTATGAGTTCCATTATATGCAAGACCACTAACACTAGAATCTGTAACATTTTTAATAATTACTATATCTCCAACATTTAAGTTATGAGGAATTTCTGAAACTACTGTTACTATTGGTGAGGAGAAGGAACAATTACTAATAAATCTCGGATTTTTATTATAATTAAAATCTGTAGCATCAATAGTTGTTCTTGATCCATCAGTATCTTCAAAAAATCCTGTAGAACTTGATTCTTGAACAATAAATCCAGATTCTGGAGTTTTTCCATTCGTAAGTTGTCTAGGAACTACTACTCTGACCTTATAAATTTTCTCATCAAGACTTCTAGAATCAGATATTCTTTTAACAAAAAGTGGTTCTGATATTCCGGATCCAGAAAGTTGCGGGGTAATTAAATTGTTGATTACATTAACATACCATTGCTCATGAATCGAATCCCATTGAATTGGATGTCCAATATCACCAGATGATTTATCAGAAACTCTCGATTGTATCTTTAAATTAGTTCCACCAAAAACATTAATTTCTTGACCAGAAAGTGCTTCAGACTCTGATGCGGCAAGTTTAATTGTAGTATTTGAAGGAGTAATTGCATAGTAGATTACATTTGTTCTTAAATTTTCTGGAAAATCTGCATCTTCACTAATAATAATAACTTTTTCACCTGTAGATAAACTATGAGTTCCAGAAGAAAGAGTGAATATATTTGAAGAAGGTTCTCCTACAAGATATTCTTCAAATGAAGATTGATTACTAGATGGAATTACAATATCTGCAGAATACTCTAAAGTATTGAGAGTTAAATAAAGTTTATCAGATACTCTTGCTCCAATACGATATCCTTGTGTTAATGATGGTGGAATGACTGATTCGTTTTTAAATCCAGCAAGATAAATTTTATTACTATCAGCAACAGATGTTGTTACTCCAACATCAATTGACAACCAATCAACTTTATCTTCAATTTGATCAATTGCTCTTGGTGGAATAATATGAGTTATAAATGCTTTATTATCTTTATCAAATGCTGTTTTTTTAAATCCTTCAGAAACTAAAGATAATTGTCCAAAATTTGAATTAGAGTTCGTTATCGATGCATCACCACCAGATTCGGAAACAAACTGTTGACTATATCCAATTGCAAATACTGATACTATTTGTAAAATAGCATCATTTGTTATTTTAATATGCGACTGTTGCCAACCTTTCCTATAAACTGAATCAGAATCTAGATGATAAACTATTCCACTCGAAGAAGAATTTGCTGATAATTCACTTCCTGACTGTTCAGTAATTGTCAATCCACTATAAGTTCTACCATTAGATGCATCATATTTTACAAAAGATCTATCATCTTTCTGAAGACTAATTCCAGTAAATTGCGATATCACAATGCTACGGAATCCAGTTGCCTTACTTCCATCTGCAATTAATCCATTCATCCCCCACACAGATCTCATGCTCACATTAAAAACATAAGGAGAGGCACCAGATACTGTATCGGTATCTACATTTACTATTCCTTGACTCGTTAATGATGGAGTTAAAAATCTTGGATCAGATTCTATTACATAAGTAAATACACTATCATTAGTATCACTAATTGATGTGACTTTAGTTGAAATATTATATTGATCTTGCGAAACTCCACTAATACGAATTGGAGTTCCTTTGTCTAATCCATGAGGAGTATTTGTAGTAACTGTAATGACTCGTGATGCAGTTAATCCATCACCAGATATGATAGATGCAATTGAAATAGGATCTGAGGAAAATGCTCCAACAATTTCATATTCAGGTCTTCTTGGACTAAACCCTTCAGGATTTTCAAGATACTCATCCTCACTAGCAATTCCTCTACCCGAACTTGGGGAATATGCATATGACAATTTGGCATAATACATTTGAAGATCTGTAAGACCTTTATTTTCAACTTCATTAACACCATCGGCATATTCAAATACTGATAATTTATGGTGAGAAAAAGTTGGTACAGATTTAATATCAAAATTATTTGGTTGTGTATAAACAGTTCCAGAGTCATCCCCATCAAAAATAGAGAACTGCCAAGCATAACAAGCTCCAGTTAGCCTTAAAATTGCACTATTGGGAATTGAAGAAAATGTTGGGTTGGGAACATAAAGAGGTCTTATTTTAGTTTTTCGTAAATCAAGACCAACAATTGAAGTTCCACGAGGAACAATTACACCACCATAAACACTATTAAACTTATAAAGATCATTATTTTTATCCGTTAAGTCAAAATTAGAATTTAATGATAAATTAAAATTATTCCTAGAGGAAGAACCTCCTTCAGAAGTTACAACTACTCCCGTAATGTCAATTGTATATCCTGGACGATTATCTACGGTATGAATACCAGGCATTAAGAGAATTGTAGTTTTCTCTACTATATCATTACTACTTCCTCTGACATATGAGAATCTTGCAGATTCGATCAGTGCTCTTTGAATAGTCTTAAATGGACGATTTAGTGAGTTTCCTTGATTATCAATACTATCGGTAGAATCTAAATCGGAAGGACTAACATAGATTATACGACCATCAGTATTTTTGATAATTGAATCTAATTTATTTAATGGCAATTTTCCAAACCAGGTACTGTTCCTATGCTTTATTTATTATCTTAGCAAATCTTCTTCTCCATTATAAAAACTTCGAATCTCCTCTGGTAAGTTTTCAGGATTTAATATCTCAATATCATCAAAGCAAGGATGACAATTTTCCAATATCAAATAATTGGAACCCTTGTAAATATCTTCTACCGAATAATCTTTATTACTATATGCTTCTCTTACTGTTTCTCGGTCATACAAATAACCTACAGGTAAATCATCAAACGAAAATGGCACATCATTAAGAAAGAACATTTTGACTATCATTTTATAGTCATTATACCAACACTTCTTTGTGGTTACTGTGAAAGACATAATATTATTCTTTCTTTTATTTATTTTCGGTTTCAGAAACTCTTGCTTCTAAAGACCTCAAGTATTCATTTTGTGCTTGTTGTTCTCTTGCTTCTCTTTCTGCTTCTCTTTCTGCTTGTTTTCTTGCTTTTCTTTGTTGACGTTCTTCTCTTCTTCTTTGCACCAGTTGTTCTTGTTCTTGATTTCTTGCTTCTTGCTCTGCTTCTTGTTTTTGTCTTCTTTCTTCAGAATCTTTAGCATATTCTTCGGAATCTCGTGCTAAATTATCTTGATAATTTTGAACATATTCTTTTTGTTTATTTGCAAGGTCAGCACGTCTTTGTGCCATATCTTCTGAAAATTGCTGAAAATATTTCATAGTCTTTTTGACTATTTATTTCTTTGTTGTAAATGTTAATATGGGCGACTGGACTCGAACCAGCACTGATGGAGGCTTAAACTCCATGTCTCTTCCAATTGGACTACGCCCACAAGACATTACACTTATCCGTATGCTATGTGGGCGCTACACCCAACATACTGACAGTTTGTAATGGAGCAAAAAGAAAGTAACCAACTCTCTAGATCACAGTGTGGTTAGCACCGTCGCGGGCGAACTCATTCCCCGTCTAATGCTGGTTGAGGGAATTGAACCCACCTTCGCGGAATTATGAGTTCCGAGCATTCTACCAGATTGCTAAACCAGCTCGTTTAGGAATTCTCCCCAACTGTCTCCATAGTGTAGCACATTATGGCAGTTATGGCAAAGAAGGTCGCATTTATCAACTTCCTCCTTAACAAATTCCCACTTCCTATTTGCAAAGGTTCTCCCATCAAGAGCAAATGATTTTTCTGATGGATCTCTGTGATGAAAGCATAGAGTTGCGGGTCTATCTTCACCACAAGTTTGACACTTACCACCTTTGTATTGAAGTGCTTTCCATTTATTAGAATATGCTCTTGCTTTTTGTTCAGTATAAGTGTTCCTGTCCTTAATTACAGAATCGTTTTTATACCTCCATTTTGCTCTACAAGGTTGACTACACCATTTTTTTAGTCGTCCTTTCGTCACTCTTTCATTTAGAATGTCGCATCCACAACCTTTGCATTTGGTAATTGTAGTAAACATAATGGTAAATGAAGTTATACATACACCTATTTATAAAATGATATATGTATAATAGTGTAGATGACAGGGTTTGATACCTGCACTACTCTCCGAAGAGGCGTGTTTCCTTACATCACACCTACACTAGATGGATAGCAGCATTCTGGATTATCAGTCCCAGCGCAAACTATCCAATACTCGTGGGTGGTTACGATCCACCTCAAAGGCACTAATCGGGTGCAAAGAGTTTATAAAACTCCCCTGACTACCAAGTCTCACGAGCAGATGATGAACTACTGAGCTTCGTTATTGTTCTCAGTGTGTATTCGTATTAGTTCATCATCGGCAGGCATCATGACTGCTGCCTTACCATCTTCTCTTACAATACCTATGGTTTCACCTTTTTCGACTCTTTCCATAAGGTCATCAAAATTGTCTTCCCATTCTTTTAGGGTAAAAACTTCCATTTACACCTCCAGTGGTTTTGCATAAACCAAAGTATCTTTTGGACAAGTATTGCGAATGACCTCAAGAACATCCATAAACTGATCTACAGTATCACAAACAATTTCTTTGTTGTCTCCTTCACTAGAATAGATGTAGAATGTGCGTTTGGTAGGGTCTACAACACATCGTGTGAGAAACTCGTCTTGCATATTGCTTTGGTTGTTTACCTTGTTATTATAAGGCATTTGAGTTCTGGTGTCAAGTGTGCCGGTTGGAGAAGTGGTCTTCAACTAACTGCCTTGACAGAATTCATTGCATCAACAATTCTCGATTTACTTTCTTCTGCTCTAGTATCTGCATTTTCATAAGTCCATACAAACAATTGATATTCAGTTTTCATAGATTTTATCATATTTATTTCTTCAATTTTTTGATTATCAATAGAATTTCTAAGATTATCAATATCAGTGGCTAATTGATTTACAGTGTTGAGAGCATCAGTACATGTTCCTGGTAGTTGTATTGGTGAAAGTTCTTTAAAAGTTACTCCTACACCTGGATTTGATATAACATCTCCTTCGGAAGAATTAATTTCATAATTTGATGAGTATCCAATACCTACATTACTTGTAGTTAATTCAACATCAGTTGGATTTTTAAATGGTGATTCTGAAGAAGTATCTTCTAAATTAGTATAAACACTAGCAAAAGCATAATCTTCTACTACTTTATTAGATATTCCTATGACCACACCATTTACCGTAGCATTATATCCAGGTGTTGTATTAATACCAGCAGAACATCCTGCTCCAATAGCAGCACCAATTGTATCTAAAATTTCTTGCTTTTTCTGATTTATATTTCCTATTATAGTCACCAATTCCAAATCATTAGGTTCAGTTATTTTAGAAAAATTTTCTAATTCCCCTTTGTAAAATTCAAGTTCATCATCTCTTGCCTCAAGATCTTTCTTTACAGGAGATGGTTCTGTAGTTCCAGTTTCAATCCATTTACCATCAGACGTTGGGTTAATAGAAATAACACTAACTTCTTTTGGAGATTCAATACCTTTACTTGCATCAGTTCCAAAATTTTCAACTGTCTCTAATGAGAATTTTAATTTTCCCATTATCCCATCAGAAATTGCCATTTTATAACATATTTTTTAAGATATAATTATTTAGATTCATATTTCTAACCATTGTGATGGGTGAGTACATCCTTGGTGATAATCTGGATTATTTTTAGATAATGTAGTGCGAATATCACCGGCTATTACGATTCTTTCACCTATTCTTTTTGTAAATTTTTGTGTTTGGTGTAAAATATTACTCGGAAACATTACGACACTTCCTTCAATTGGAGTAATTGTATAGTGATTGCAATTATACTTATTAAATCCTATAATCGTATTTTTATCTTTTGAAGTTTCAAATAAACCTCCAGAAAATTCATTTTGATTATTTTTTTGAGATACACAAAATTTGTCTGATGTTGAATCGGTTTTGAGATAATATACAAAACTTATATTAGATTCATTATGATAATGTGGATTTAGTTGTGGAGTAATATCATCAGAATGGTATCCAACCCATGACTTAACAATATGATAATCAATTAATTTATGATTAACATTTAAATGCTCAAGATATTCTTTTATATTTTTCTTTAAGGACTCAAAAAAAATTTTATAATCTGGATTTAAATGTGCAAAAATTTTTCCTGAGTATTCCGGACTTTCATTTTCATACCCATTAAACCAATAATCACGAAGAGAATCTATATTCTTTTTTTTAAATTCTTCATGACAGTCAACACTTCCTTGATAAACAATCAAAGGAAAAACTTCATGAACTTTATTCATTTACTATTAATACGACATTCCCTATTATCTCCTGGATAGTCATGAATTGTCAAGCCCTTATATTCGGGTATATTTTTTGTGGTATCTTTTCTTTCTCCATATACATGATAAAAACAATCAATAGGTTTATCATCAGATTCTTTTATATGTATTTCTTTATTATCAAATTTTTCTACATTAAGATGATAATGTCTAGATCCAATAGGTTGCAATTCTACAGTAATACTTTCTTCATCAACTAAATCTTTCCAATAATTGGGCAATTTAATTATATTAGAGTCTTTAAGTCTACCTCTCACAAAAACATCAGCACTAGGTCCTTCTAGACAAACATATCTTAATCGATGATCCTTTTTGGTTGGATGTGGAATGTCGAAATTTTTCTTAGAGTCCCAAAATTTCGTTGCCGGATCCCAAGCCCTACCATTTAAAAGAATGGATGATGCACTAATATCAACGAGAGCACCTGCACCAATATTAGTATTTGTTACCGATTGAACGGAAACTTTTCCTGCAGAAATTTGTGAATAGACTGCTCCAATCAACTGTAGATTTGAAACGTTTGTTCTAAATTCTATACCCTGAACAGAAGATCTTCCAATTACACGATGATCACCAACATAAGTAGTTATTGATTCTCGATGATAATTTATATTTCCTGGTGCTCCGCAATAAGCAAATACATTTGTTGGGTTCATTCCAACATTTATTGCCCCCTGCCCATACACAAGTAATGAAGATTTTCCTGTATAAGCATTATAAATTGCTCCTGATCCTGGTTTCCAGAAAGATTTTGGAAGTTCTAAAGAACTTCCTTCGACTGGAATAGAACTGAAACAATCAAGAACACCTGTTTCTAGTTTTTCGAATGGCATAATAATCTCCTATTTACAACTATTTGCAATACTTTCAATTAAAGTTGCAACATTAATCCCAGAAAATATCGAACTTAATGCAGAAAATGGAGATCCTTGTATAATATCTTTAGACAGTAATCTTATAAATCCTGTTGCATTAATTGTAACACTATCAGATGATGTTACACAAACTTTACCTCCAACAAGATTAATCTGTTCATTTGCTCCTATAATAATATGGTCATTTGCTCTTATCAAAACTGAACCATCACTATCTGGACCAACACTTTCAATGTAAATATTTTTTGCTCTTAATTTTATATTACCATTTTCTGCATTTAATACAATATCACCATTCTCAGCATTAATTGATTTTGCAATATTTTCTTTTTCACTTTCATTTCTATCTTGTTTAAGATTTGTTCCTACTATTTCATGAGAACATCCAGGAACAATTTCTCCTTTATTCCCTGTCATTGTATATGTTTGATTATGCCCTGCTTTAAGGCTCATAATCATATTTGTGCCTATGTTTTCTCCAATTTCACCTTCTTCACCAATAGGACCCATTAAAATGGTTCCAAATTCATTATCTGTTATAATTTGTTCTGGTTTTTTTGACATTTAACTTACACAATCTACAATACGAACAACTTTTCCTCTGAGAGTTACCAACTCTTGATTAGTTGGTATAGGTTTCGATATACTCGAATCTATCTCAACTATATCTATACCATCAACAACATCTGGAGATTCTGGTATTGGTATGAATGAAAGTTTAGGTTCGATAACAAAACCTTCACCAGTAGGACTATTTATTTGTATCTCTGGATAACCGGAAATACCACAAATAGTATCTGTTAATTTAATCTCTAAGATTTGACCAGTATCTGATATTCTCACATTTGCTTGTAGATTTGGAATATCTGGAGTAATAGATATGCTATCATTAACACTATATCCAGTTCCACTATTTAAAATTCTAAATCCATCTAAACAAACAACAAAATCACTCGAACTATCGATAGTTTCAACTGGTATTCGGTCAAATTCAGTTGAACCATCTTTTGAACGAGCCCATGTATTTGATGTCAAAACTATCTCAATTACTTCACCATCTGATGCTCTGCTTCCAGAAAATCCAGAACCAAACGAAGTATTACTAGTTCCACCTGTATCAGAAATAACAGCATTATTGGAGGAATTGGATTCACTAATTCCACCTGTATCAGAAATAACAGCATTATTGGAGGAATTGGATTCACTAATTCCACCTGTATCAGAAACAACAGCATTATTGGAGGAATTGGATTCACTAATTACTGCATATCCAGTCGTAAAAGTATTTTCACAACTATCTACAAAAGCAACAAAAGGAGGTGTTTTGTATCCAGAACCACGATTTGTAATATTTACTCCAATTATTCTTCCAGTTTGATCTAAGATAGTTTCTGCTGCTGCTCCAATTCCTCCACCACCAAATATCTCAACACTCGGTGGACCACATTCAAATACTGATGGATCACAATCAGTTACTCCAAGAGAATCTACAAATCCGGCATCTCCAATTTTTTGACCAAATATTTCAATATTGCTTATATAATCATCCACAGATCCAATAACACCTTCTGCTGTTGGAACATTGGCAAAATTTTGAAATTGATCAATTTGAGATTGTGTTGGACCACCCCAAGGACTTGCCTTGAATTCTTTTATTTCTGGGCAATTTGGTTTTGCACACAAGAATGATTCAAATCCTAAAATATAATCAAGTGCTTCGAACACACTTCCAGAAACTTGTACTATTCCACCAAGAACATCATCAATTTCATCCAATAAAGGTCCTATAGCTCCGTCTATAACTGCGGCAATATTATTCACAAGAGCATTTGTAAATTGTTGTGCTGCACAAAAAGGAACATTAACAATTTTACCTACCAACTCAAATAAGAAATCTGTAATCAAATTTACAAGACCATTAATAATATCTTTAAAGGCACAAAAAATATTATCAACAATTATTTGAATTATACTATTTTTAATACTTTTAGCAACTACAGGAAGAATTGTATCTATAATTTCTCGAATCTTGCCATAAATTTGAGAAATTAAAAAATCTCTCAATCGATTTATCAAAGTTTTAAGAATTCCACCAATAATTTGTGCGGTGCTTCTTATTAAAGAGGTGAGATTTTTTAATTTATTAATAGCACCATTTATATAAAGATCGGCATATGCTTTTAATCCTTTGACAGTATTAAAAAAGTTACTTAATGCTGAATTAATTTGTGATAATTCAGAGTCTCCACAAGGATCTGGTAAAGGTCTAATTTTTTCATATATTTTTATTGCTTCTGCAAAAGAAACAGAATTGATAAATTTTTCATTAAGTGGAGAATCCTCTAAGTTCATCCCCTTAGTGGTTTCTCTGGCGTTTGATAGTGAAGTTGTTCCAATACCAACTGATGAATTTGTTCCAATACCAGATTGTGCTTCTTCAAAAGTTATGACTTGTATAGGTACAGGTCCTTCTCCAACTGGATTTTGTGTTGCTATTTCAGGTTCAAGTGGTGATGAAGACTCTGCAAAAATTGAATCTCCACTTACTCCAAAATTATTTACATTCTCGACAAATGTTTGATTTCTATAATTGACAGCACCAGTTCTTCCTTGACCACCAAGTGAATCAAAAGATGGTGCCAATACCAAATTTCTTGCATTTGC